TTATCACTATGGGATTCCTCCATTATAATATTAGCTGTCAATTTTTTTTTAAATGATTTAAATAAATATATTATTATTCTTGATGTTGTTTCTGTTGTTCTGTCTTTAGTATAGAAGTAACTAAATTTTTTGAAAAATCTATATCAAATGTTTGTTCTGATATCTCATCAACATTTTCATCTGCCTTCTTATCACTTTTTACTTGGTTTTTTTCATTATTTAAATTTTGTCTAGCTCTAAGAACACATTCATGAGAACAAAATGTTGGGCCTTTATCATTCTCTTCTTCATCCGTAGTGGATAGTTCTGATTCATTATCTGATTTATGGTCTGACTCGTCGCCTGATTCAACATCTGATTTATCTTCTGATTCAATATCGGAGTTATGTTCTGATTCGTCAGCTGATACAACATCTGATTTATCTTCTGATTCATCATATGATTCATATTCTGATTCATATTCTGATTCTTCATCGTTTTCATCATTTTCATCTGTTGATAATTCTGGTATTTGATTGGGGTCTGGTTTTGATGAAAATGATGTTACACCATCTTCTCCAAATTTTATAAAAAAAGGACTTTTAAGACTTACTGTTGACATATCTTGAGACATATAATTAACAGTATAATCATTCGATAGGGGTCTATTATATACTTTCTTCATATACCATTTAAAAAAGCTGTATTTTAATACATTATTCTTTAATAAAAAGTTTTTCGGTTCTTTTAAATTTATATCAAATTTGGCACCAAATCTATTAGTTAGTTGAAAAATTATAAAATTTATATCAGATTTATTATCTATCGGAGATTTTATATCCTTAATTCCCGTTTCACTTATTATAGTATAATTTTTTTTAGGATCATTCTCACTATAGTCTGTATAAAATAATAAGTCATATTCTTGAACGTCTAATTGATGTGAATCAATATTTTTAATATTAATTAGCTCTTCACCATCTTTTATCAATAGTATAGGATATCTAAAATAATCATTTGTTAAATAATGTATCGTTGGAATTACTTGTTTTCTATAAAACATATTTGTTACTGTTGCTATTTCCGCACATTTCCAACCTATTTCAACAGTTACATCTTTACAATAGTTGTTAGAATTAAGTATTACACTTTTAAATATTTCATATCGTTCGCTGTCAGAATTTTGAATAAACAAAATACTCACGCCGGTAAACATTAACATTTCATAAATAAAATATAAAATATTAGATAATCCCAGTAATATAGAAAAGGCTATATCCATTTATATTAATTAAAAAATTTATATGTTTAAATTATTTAATTATAATTATTAATATCTTCTGGAGTTCCACTAGTGAAATCATTTGGGTCATATTCTTCATTATCGCTATCGGTTTTATTAACAACTGTTGTATTAATTGATGGATTTCTTACTATTAATAATTCATCTGGATAATCATCAGGATATTTTACATCGTAATCTAAATTATCTGATGATGGAGATAATCCAAACACAAACATTAATACAGCTGTAATGTAAGTCATTAAAATAAATGGGATGAATACTATTAACCATGAAATTATACTTAATCCTTGTTTACAAAGAATATTTAAAAGTAATGTAAAAATAATCATCACAATTGTTTTGAAGAATGCTGTATTATAAAATCCCTTAAATGTATCAATAACTATTTGTGTTAATGAAAAACCCAAATATAAAATTGCTGGAGGACATAGTTTATCTATCATTTATATTATAATACCATAAAATATTTAAAATATTGTGGCTTCTCCATCTTTTATTTTTCCACAAACATTACCTACTTCTCCATCTTCATCTTTGTAAATATTTCCATTCTCCTCATCATCACAGTAATATGTTTCACCATCAATCTCAATTTCTATAACTTCTTCTTCATCTTCTTCTAAATTTTCTGTATCACTTTCCTCTTCTACTTCATCCTCCTCTACTTCTTCTTCCTCTTCTTCCTCTTCTTCCTCCTCTTCCTCCTCTTCCTCCTCTTCCTCCTCTTCCTCCTCCTCTTCTTCTTCCTCCTCCTCCTCTTCCTCCTCCTCTTCCTCCTCCTCTACTTCTTCTTCCTCTTCTTCCTCCTCTTCCTCCTCTTCCTCCTCTTCACAACCACATTCTAATTTGTTACAATCTTCACACAATTGTTCACATTCCTCTTCCTCCTCTTCCTCCTCTTCCTCCTCTTCCTCATCTTCCTCCTCTTCCTCCTCTTCCTCCTCTTCCTCCTCTTCCTCCTCTTCCTCCTCTTCCTCCTCTTCCTCCTCTACTTCTTTGTCAACAGATTTTGTTATAGATGAACCATCACCCAAATACTGTCCCCATTTGCGTGGCTCTTCATCTTCTACATCGACACTTTCTGTGATTGTTTCTACAACTTCTACTTTTCTAACAATTATATCTGATGTTTCACTAGAAGGGAATGATGGAAAGTTGGGTTTTTCATCTTCATCATTAGAACCAATTCCTTCATCATCACCATCATCACCATCATCATCATCACCAGATGAGTCATCTGATGAATCACTAGCACTAGATTCAGTCTTATCATTTTGATTAAATGTTATTTTATCAAGATCTACATAAGAGGTAGAGATTGGTTTATCTGAAATTTCAAGTTTAATAGATTCTACATCATCAGATGATTGACCTAGATTATTTAATTTTTCTCTAAGGGAATTATTTTCTTCGAGAATTCTTTTCACAAAAGGTAATTGAATAATAATATTAATAATATCATCATATTTTTTCATATCATCATTATAAATTTTTGTCAAAGTGTTTGTAAACTCTTCTTTCATTTTAGTATTAAACTCCTCAACATATTTATTTAAATTAGATGGTTGTGTAAGACGTATATGATTCTCCATTAATTTATCTAATGATATTCGTTTAATATAGTTTAAAAAACATTTAAGAGAATATATATAATGAGTGAATTTACACAAGCTGATACCAATGAAATTATTGAAATTACATGTTCAAATGAAGTGTTAGATATAAGTGGAGGAGGTGAATTTAAGAAAACAGAAAAACAATTGAGAGAGGAAGCATTTATTAAACAGAGAGAATTACAAATAACACGAATTAAAGAAGAGTCTGTAAATATGATATGTAGACAAACCGAATTATCTAAAGAGGAAGCAAAGAAACAATTAGAAGAGGCAAATTATGATTATATGAAAGTTTTAAATAAATATTTCGGGATTATAGAGAAACAAAAAGAAGAAAAAGGGTCAACAAATCAACAGATTTATGGAGAGATACGAAATTTGATGGATACAGGAGCTAAGAATTTTCGTTTAGAGCGTGAACGAAATGAACAAATACAGAAAATGAAGGAAAAACAAGAAGAAATTTATCGACAGAAAATGGCATATATTAAAAAAATGAAAGAGGAAGCAAAAAAACAATTGGAAGTTGTAGAAGAAGTAGTAGAAACAGAAGAAGACAATTAATAAAAATTAAATAATAAAATTAGACTATTTAATTTTTAGATGTTAAGTCATCAAGGACACTCGATTTTTTTGGAACAGTTCCTTTTCGTTTGAGTTTATAAGTAGAATTTGTGGGAATAGTTCGTTGATTTAAAATGAAATCAGAATTATCTTCGTATAATTCTGGAAATACATGTGTTAATGGTTTATCTACAACAATTAACAATTGATCATTTTTAAATAACTCTCTATATTCTTTAATATTCAATGTTCCATAATATTTATCTAGTAAATAATAAGGATTAGGAGCTGGTTTAATATTTTTTTTGTAATTATATATTTTACCATAAACATGATTTAATAATTGATATCTTTCAAATTTAACAGATGAATCTATTTTTTCATTCATTAAATATGCCGCTGAGCATTCAGGACTACAAAAACACCCATATACTTGGTAATTATTCTTAAACTCATTTTTAGGGACAAAAATAGGAGGATTATCGAAATCATAAGTACACCAAAAACAAGCAGATCTTTTATCAGAAATATTATTTTTGTGTAAATTAATCTTTAATTGATTTAATTTGTCCCATAAATCATTTTTACAAGTTTTATTACAACAATTACTCTTATTATCATCTAATATATTATGGTCAGTATTTTTTAATTCATTAATCGTTTTTCCATCATCTTTGTTCTCCAATAAAAAATTATTTGTTTCCATATTGTCAAAATTAAAACTTTTAATATTTTCAATATTTGGATCATATTTTAACGAATAGTCTTTATTTTCTAGGATATCATCAATAGAGCATTTTAAATGTAAAATAATATTTGGTTCGGATTCTTTAGTATCATTTAAAATTGTATTTTGTTGAATAATTTTTCCTCCCTTTGGTTTTCTTCCTCTTTTCTTAGGGGGTGGTTTTGTTGAAGGTGTTTCAGGAGTTTCTTCAACAGTTAGAACAATATTTTGTTTTTTTCTACCTCTCTTCTTCTTCTCGACAATTGTTGAACTCATTTTATAATTAAAGTGATGATATTAATTTAAATGGTTTTGAAATAGTTTTAAAATAAAAATTGATTTTGATTTTAATTTTTGACATTAAGTAGTTAATATAAAATCAAAATGACAAGAGATACAGATTCGAGATCTTATCGTGGTGAACAATGTAGAGATCAGATGATATGTTGTTGTTTTCCTTGTTTATTATTGTGGTCTACATTAGAAACATTATTAAAAGGGTGTTGTATAACTTCTTTATATATATGTAGTTGTCAATGTTTTAAACAAGAAGGAACAAATATAACACCATATTATGAAAATACAAGTGACCATACAATGAATGAAATAAATGAAATAGACGAAGAATTAAAAGATGCTACGATTTAATTTATGAATTTTGTAAATAGCATTTTCTACAAACTGGTTGATAATCATCGCTACTTCCTACTAATACTTGATTTTCAGAATTAGATATTCTTAAACTGAATATACCTTTATCTTTACATTTATAACAAATAGATTTTAGTTTATGAATATTATCACAATATGGTATTAAATCTAAAATACATCCAAATTTATTTCTTTTAAAATCTCCATCTAAACCAAAAACATAAACAGTTTTCTTATTTGTTTCTACAATATTGATAACCTCTTTAATGTCATCAAAGAACTGAGCTTCATCAACTAATATTACAGACGATTGGTTAAATGATTTTAACTGATAAATATCTTTAATATGTGATAATTTTTCGCAGGGGATTTTAATATTATCATGAGTTGATAAATAATTTTCATCAAACCTATTTTCTAATGAATGTGTAATAACCAAAGATTTAACATCAGCAGCTTCTAGCGTTTTGAAATTTTTAATAATTTCTGTTGACTTACCAGCATACATTGAACCAATATAGATATTTAACTCAGGTTTATTCATTAAGATAGATTATAGTATATTATTTATATTATAATCATTCAATTTTATTTAAATAAATAACGATATTTATAGTATAGTATATGAATATTTTTACACCATGGGTTGAAAAATACAGACCAAATACATTTGACGATATTGTATTAGATCCATTAAATAAAAGTATTTTAGAAAATATAATAAAAAATGAACATTTCCCTAATTTATTATTCTATGGACCTCCTGGAACTGGTAAAACAACAAGTATTATTAATTTAATAAAAGCGTATCAAGAAAATAGCCAGAATCAGAACTTAATGATCCATTTAAATGCCTCTGATGAAAGAGGGATTGATATAATAAGAAATCAGATTAATAGTTTTGTGAATTCTAAAAGTTTATTTAATAACGGTATGAAATTTGTTATATTAGATGAAGTAGACTATATGACAAAAAATGCTCAAATAGCATTACGCTATTTGTTACAAAGTTATAAATCAAATGTTAGATTTTGTTTAATATGTAATTACATAAGTAGAATAGATGAAGCTTTACAGAATGAATTTGTAAGATTACGATTTAATCAGTTACCTGAGAGAGAAATTATAACCTTTTTAAATGTAATAAATGAAAAGGAAAAATTACAATATAGTGATGAAACTATACATTTAATCCAAAAATTATTTAATTCGGATATTAGAAGTATGATTAATTACATGCAATCAAACGAACAAATTATTTATAATAGAAAAATTATACAAACAGAATTATGGGAAAAAATAACAGACGATATAAAAAACAAAGACTTAGATGAAAATTTACAATTTATTTCAAAATTAAGTACTGAATATAATATTGAAAAAAAAAATATTATTAAAAATTATTTAAATTATCTTATTAGAAATAAAAAACATATAATAAATATTTCATTTTTGTCTTTTATAGAAAATATTATGCATATACCAGAGTTAAATATAGAGTATATGTTACCATATACTATATTAAAATTAAACATTTTTTTAAACGATGTTAGCATTTAATGCGTTATTTTTGTATATTTTGTTGTCCATAATATTAGGAGATATTAGAGTGATAAGATCATCGTATTAATAATTATATATGTATTGATACGATATTATGACTTCAATTTTATTTATTTTTTCCAAAAAACTCTTTTTTTTGATTATCTGTTGGTGAATAGTAATTATCCATTCGTTTCATTAATTTATCCATAAAACTATTTGGTGGCGACATCTTACTAGGGTCAATAAATGTGTGATTCAAACTCAATTCTTTACAATTGTCATTAGAAGAAGATTTTTGGATAGGAAGTGGTATCGTTCTTTCATGAGTGTAGTCCATGTTTATTATAGATAAAGAAAATAATTGAACCTTTTAAATATTAATAAATATATTTAAACAAAACAATATAGATAATATAGTAATGGAAACTATTGATGATGAATGGGAAAGCTTTTTACAAAATGATGGAGATGACTTAACAGGAGATATCGAGACAGTTACTAAAAATATTATTTCTGAAAATAATATATCAGAATTACAGTCCAATGATGTAAATAGTTTTCCTAAATGTTCACCTATATATATTTCTACAAAAACCAAAATTTCATATTTGAATAAAAATGAAATTGATATTAAAAAAGTATTTTGGGATATTCCTATTTTAGATTATAGTTCTCCACAAGATGGAATTGTTAAAAAACAGGTTAAATATTCATCTACATGTCAAGAAGAGGTAGATGCTATTTCAAAGAATCTTGAAGGTGTTAAATATTTTGAAGAACAAATTATTGAACATATTGAAAATCCGGATGGACGAATTAAATATAAAGATCAACGAAAAATAAGTATTGGTATATGTAAAAAAGATATTTTAAGTTACAGAAGTAAAAAAAAAAGAGCTTTCTTTAACTGTTTCGTTATGATTATGAGAATATTTTATAATAACGAATACAAAGAAATGCATATTAAAGTATTTAATACAGGAAAATTAGAAATTCCCGGTATCCAAAATGAACTTCTATTAGATAAGGTTTTAACACTATTAGTTACTATATTGAAACCTTATGTAGGAGAGGATTTATGTTATCTTAAAGAAAAAAGTGAAACTGTATTAATAAATTCCAATTTCAATTGCGGATATTTTATTGATAGAGATAAATTATACGATTTGCTTAAATACCAATATCGTATTAATAGTAACTTCGATGCTTGTTCTTATCCAGGTATTCAATGTAAATTCTATTATGATAACACTCTATCGGAGCAAAATGGTCAACAACCTAAACATAAAGACTATCAAGAAATATCCTTTATGATTTTTAGAACCGGAAGTGTCTTAGTAGTTGGTAAATGTGATGAAGATGTATTACATGAAATCTATAGATTTATTAGAAAAATTCTTGAAAGCGAATATAGGAATATATCGTGTATAACTGAAAATAATACTGTCGCTCAAAATAATAAACAAAGGAAGAAAAAAATCAGAAAGAAAACTATCCTGATGAATTAATTAGTTATGTTGTTATAAATTTTACATATTGAATAATCTTGTAATTTTTCTTCAATATTTATTGATTCTAAATTTTTTTTAACGATATTATTATCAATATTTTTTTTGTATCCTTTCTTTATTGTATAATTTATTAAATTTAAGTAATTATTAAATATAAATGGCATTGAATAGTAAGCATTTATGTTATTCACAAATACACTATATTCATTTATTTTATCTTTAATCTGTTCATTATTACTTTTGAATATTATCGGTAATTGTATTAATGATTCTACTATTTTATATAATTTTGTGAATGTGATAGTTTGAAGATCTTCCAAACTTTTATTTTGGAAATCAAAATTTTCTATAATTTTCAACATTATATTGTTATATGTTTCAATATATAAGTATAACATTTCCATTTTTGTTTTTGTTTCTTCGGATTCTTCATATGATTTTCTAAAGTCATTGTTTACTTCAAATATTGTTTTCTTATAAATGAATAAACTAGCATCTTTTGTATTTAATTTTAAAAAACTATGATTATCATCTCCTATTTGTCCTATAAATTCGATAAAATATAAAATTGCCTTTTGTGTGTGATAAATTGTTAATTCTAAATTTTTTGTATATAATAATAAAAAATTAAATATGTAAAACACATTTTTTATTCCCTTCATTAAAATATATTTCAAATATTCTGACTTTTGAATAAAAATATTATCTACACTACATTCAATCAATTCGTGAATTAATCCAATATATTTTATAAATAATATGTGTTCATTGGAATCTAATTCCGTTTTATAATTCTCGATATTATTTAAACTATTATTTTTCATTATTATTTTAAAATATTTTATTATTATTTTTTAATCTATTGAACTTAAATTAACTTAAATTAACTTAAATTAACTTTTAATAAATATAAGTATTTAAAGAATTATATTTATTTTCCTATATAATGAGTTCTCAAACTTCAGAACAAAACTATAGAATGCCTTCAAATACTTGTCTTCAACATGCCTGGAAATTAGCTATTGTTGAGGATAAAGAGGTTAAGTCGGATTATTGGACATCATCTCTCGATAAAGAGATTATTATCGGAGTTAAGTCCAATCAAGAAAAATTACTTGTTAAAAGTGAAGATGAATATACTAGTCCTATTAGTAAAATTTACAAGGTTGAGACTGAGTATATCATTGTTACAGAGAATTCTATTTATTTAGTATCTGGTGATATTGATTCACAAAGAATTTCTTAAAT